TCCCAGATTACATAATTTGGTTATTTTATTTTAGAAAATTAAATAAAGTATGTCCCTGGTCATATAACTCATTTTTATCAGGTACTACAAATTTTGTCGATTACAGCGAAGACTTACTACTAGAAAATGAGACTAACTGGAATCAACAATCATGGGAGGTGATTATCTATCTAATGGGTGATGACTATACTCTTGACGACATGGACGCTATCACAGAACATAGAAATGAAGTCCAAAACACTTGTGAATACTTATGGTCACACCCATCTTTTTCAAAAGGTGGCAACAACCAAGCCCCGAAGCGTATAATTATACAGCAAGACAGGGCAAGACTGATGGAACTAAGACATGGCAAGAAAAAGGAAAGCAGCTAAGAAAAGACCTGTACCTACAAACCCAGCACTATATGCAAGGGTAAAGGCAGCAGCAAAAAGAAAATTTAAGGTCTATCCGAGTGCATATGCAAACGGATGGTTAGTAAAAACATATAAGCAACGTGGCGGTAAATACCGAATGGGCGTTGCAAGGAAAAGGAAAAAATGACAACTTGGTTTAAAACTAAACTAACACAATTATTAAATATAGTCACAGGGAAAGATAAGAACTGGGACGGGTCAGTAGATATCAAAGACAAATTGATAGCAGCTGAACAGAAAGCAAAAAATGGCTAAACCTAAAGGCGGATTATCAAAATGGTTCAAAGAAAAGTGGGTAGATATATCTAGACCCAAGAAAAAAGGTAAGTATCAACCTTGCGGAAGAGGTAAAGCAAAAACCTCACGAAAAGGATACCCAAAGTGTGTGCCTTTAGCACGTGCAAGAACAATGAGCAAAGCTCAGAAAAGGTCGGCAGTTCGCCGTAAGAGGGCAGTACCTCAGGGCGTTGGTGGAAGACCCACTAACGTACGTACTTTTACTAAACGGAGACGTCGAAAAAAGAAGTAAAACAATGAATAGTCTAACTTATGAAATAGAGAAAGTATTAGATTTATCACAACGATTAAAAACAGCAGTTCAACTGGAACTAGAGTACGGTTGTAGCTTGCAAAAATTATTAAATTTACCGAGAACCGCAAATAATAAGGTTCTCATTAATAGGCTAATAAGCCAAAGTACTCGCTAAGAGTAGATAGGAATTAAAAATGGCAAGACAAGGCGGATTTTTAAGCGGACCAAGTGTCCACTCAACTTCCAAGCTAAGAAAGCATGTATTGAAAAGAGGTTTAACTCGTGATTTAAATGCAGCAGCAGGAACTTATGTTAACACTAAGTCTCCAATGTCCACACCAGGTGGATTTTACGGGGCAGCTCCAAAGGCAGTAGGACCAAGATTTGGTAAGACAGTCAATCCTAAGAGAGCAAAGTTTGGAAAGAAAACACCTTCTACTTTATTGACGAGAAGGAGAAGAAGATAATATCTTAGAACGAATAAATAAACTTATGAAGTCGGGTAGACTCGACAAAGTAGTAAAGAAATCTTTACTAACAAGGGATGAAAATGGCACTAACAGACGCAGAAAAAGGAAGGCTAAAACGAGCAGGACTTAGCGGACTCAATAAACCTAAGAAGACTCCCAGCCACAAGACTAAGAAAGCTGTAGTAGCCGTAAGAGTCGGTGGTAAAATAAAGATTATTAGGTTCGGAGCCCAAGGCATGGGTCACAACTATAGTCCAGAAGCAAGAAAAAGTTTCAAAGCGCGACACGCAAAGAACATTAGAAAAGGAAAATCTTCCGCTGCTTACTGGGCAAACAAAGTTTTCTGGGCAGGCCCAGGAGGCTCAAAGAAGAGACCACCAAAGTCTCAAAAAAGAACATTAGGATTAAAACGAAGGAGAAAATAATGACAACTGCAAACGGAACACGACTATGGCTTGAAGAAGGTATAGTACATGCAGGAAAGTTACTACAAGATTTGATAAAAGCAGAAGAGTTTAGAACTTTATCCCCAGCGGAAAAGAAAATTAAACAAGTATCTGCAACTTATTGTTATCTTTATACTAAACTACAAGAATTAGACCTTCTAATAGATGACGAAGACACCTTATTCCCAGACGAGACATTGCATTGATAGAAATTAGCCGTAGCGACATAGTTAGTAACTATCTAATGGACTTGGAACAAGAGTCACGATTCATTAAACTCCCTATAATGGAGTACCTTGAATTATTAGGAATAGAACCTAATACATCACAGAGAGCAATTATAAATGCTATCAATAATCCAAAATATCGTTTTGTATGCGCGGCTATTTCACGTCGCCAAGGCAAAACATATATTTCAAACATAATAGGGCAGTTAGTTTGTTTAGTACCTAACAGTCATGTACTATTAATGTCTCCAAACTATTCATTATCTCAAATATCATTTGACTTACAAAGAAACTTGATTAAGCACTTCGACTTAGAAGTGCTTAGAGATAACGCAAAAGATAAAGTTATAGAACTATCTAACAATTCTACTATAAGAATGGGTTCCATAAACCAAGTAGATTCAGTTGTTGGTAGAAGTTATGACTTAATCATATTCGATGAAGCAGCTCTAACAGATGGAAGGGATGCCTTCAATGTCGCACTAAGACCTACACTAGACAAAGAAAACTCAAAAGCAATCTTTATATCTACTCCAAGGGGTAGAAATAATTACTTTGCGGAATTTTATTACAGAGGGTTTAGCGAAGAGTTTCCTGAATGGTGCTCAGTAAAAGCAACTTACCACGAGAATCCTCGTGTAGCAGAATCAGACATTATAGAAGCTAGAAAGACGATGTCTGAGAATGAGTTTGCCCAAGAGTATATGGCAGACTTTAATGTTTACGAAGGTCAAGTATGGGCTTTCAATCATGAGAAATGTATAGCAGACTTGTCTGAAATAGATGTAAGTAATATGGATGTATTTGCAGGCCTTGACGTAGGGTATAAAGATCCTACAGCTTTCTGCGTTATAGCGTACGACTGGGACAAAGAGAAATACTATCTTATAGATGAGTATATGGACTCAGAAAAAACAACAGAACAACATGCGGTTCAGATTCAAAAATTAATTCATAAATGGGACATTGATTATATTTATATTGATTCTGCAGCTCAACAAACAAGATACGACTTTGCACAAAATTATGATATCAGTACTATAAATGCCAAGAAATCCGTACTAGATGGAATCGGACATGTAGCTACTGTAGTTGATAACGATGAAATAATAGTTGATCAAACTTGCAAAGAAGCACTTATCTCATTGGACCAGTATCAATGGGACCCTAACCCTAATTTATTAAAAGAGAAACCAAAACACAATATGGCATCCCATATGGCTGATGCTATGCGATATGCGTTGTATACATTTGAAACTACAGCCACATCGTTCTAACAAGACCTACAAAAAACAGTTCTTGACATTTGCTGTATGTTTTTGGTATAATTCTAATTAAGAGTAGAAATATGAATTTCAAAAGAGATTTAGTTAAATACGTACGAGACAAAGCGAAATCACAATATAATAAATCAAGCAATTGTTTTATTTGTGATTCGACTGAACAGTTAGATTTTCATCACTATCACGGGCTTACAGAACTACTAGAAACTTGGATAAAAAAGAAAAAATTAATTATTAAAAACGAACAAGAAATACTAGAGATTCGAGAAGCCTTCATTGATGAACATCAGAAAGAACTTTATGAGGATACAGTCACACTCTGCCATAGTCACCATATGAAGTTACACTCAATATATGGTAAAAGACCCAAGTTGATACACGCAGAGAAACAAAAAAGATGGGTCGAGAAACAGAGAGATAAATATGGCATGGTATGATAGATTCTTAGGAGGAAATAAGGAGGAAAAACTTAATCCTTCTCAATACGTTATTTCTAGAAATGAAGGAATGACTGTCGACTCTCGTGAAATTGTAACAAATTATAGAAACGCTTACGAGCAACTAGAAATTGTTAACCGTGCAGTAAATATGATTGTTGACGATGTAGCAGAGATACCTTTTGCAGTCGGAGAAAAAGTACTAGGTACTACTAATGTTGTAAAGAATATTCGTAGATCTAAGGTTGATTTATTACTTAATAAAGAGCCTAACCCGTTTCAAGATGTAAGTACTTTTAAAAGAAATCTTATAATTGATTTACTTATAGATGGAAATATATTTATTTACTTTGATGGAGCGCATATGTATCATTTGCCTGCTGACAAGATAACTATCCATACTGACGACAAAACATATATAGAAAGATTTTCATATGATAACTCAATAGATTACAGCCCGAATGAAATTATACACATAAAAGAAAATAGTTTTAATTCAATTTACAGAGGTGTACCAAGACTAAAACCAGCATATAGAACTATGCAGTTACTCTCTAGTATGAGAAACTTCCAGGATAACTTCTTCAAGAATGGAGCAGTTCCAGGATTAGTACTTAAGTCACCAAACACTCTTTCAGAGAAAGTAAAAGAAAGAATGATGAGAGCTTGGAGTATTAGATATAATCCAACAACAGGAGGCAAAAGACCTCTTATACTTGATGGCGGACTAGAAGTAGACGCTTTATCAAAAATTAACTTTAAAGAGTTAGACTTTGCAGAATCAATTAAATCAAATGAAAGAATTATTCTCGAAGCAATGGGCATACCACCAATTCTAATGGACGGTGGTAACAATGCAAACATTAGACCTAATCATAGATTGTACTACTTAGAGACAGTACTACCAGTAGTTAAAAAAGTTGGATATGCATTAGAAAGATTTTTTGGTTTTTCACTAAATGAAGATGTAACAGGTATTCCTGCTTTACAACCAGAATTGAGAGACCAGGCAGCATACTATGCTACTCTAGTTAACACGGGTATATTAAGTGCTAACGAAGCAAGAGAAGCATTAGGAAAAGAACCTGTAGACGGATTTGACGAGCCAAGAGTACCTGCAAATATAGCAGGCTCAGCCGTAAACCCGGAACAAGGAGGTAGACCTGAAGAGGCTGCCCCAAGCGAGGAAGAATAATTATGACAAAAGATATGATGGTAAAGTCTCTTTCTGAGTACTTTAAAAAAGAAGGTGGTATAATGGATCTACCTGCTTATAAAGCAAAAGGGACTGATGTTCCTGTTAAAGATTACTTATTAAGAAGAGCATTTGGTTCTTGGAGTAGAGTACTTAGCGTAGTCTCAAAAAGATACCCAGTAGACGTAATAGTCACACCAGAAGTAAAAGAAGCACCTGCTGAGAAAAAAGCACCTGCTAAGAAAGTGGAGAAAAAAGATGTCAAGTAAAATTTATCATTGGACTAGCACTTTCAAATCATTAGGTGAAACTGATGATGGCGGTATAGATATTAAAGGTTCTGCAAGTACAAATGGTATTGACAGAGCTGGAGATATTATTGAAAGCGATGCATGGACAAAAGGTGGATTAGAGAATTTCAAAAACAATCCAATCATTTTGTTTAATCACAACTACGACAAACCAATTGGTCGTGCAAAAGATTTAAAAGTTACAGAAAACGGTTTAGAAATATCTGCAAAGATATCAAAAGCTGCTGGAGATGTAACACAATTAATTAAAGACGGTGTCCTTGGAGCTTTTTCTGTCGGTTTCAAAGTCAAGGAAGCCGATTATATGACAGAAACCGATGGATACAAAATAAAGGACGCGGAACTTTTCGAAGTCTCTGTAGTATCAGTACCTTGCAACCAAGGGGCAACCTTTGGCTTAAGCAAGTCATTTGATAGTATGGAAGATTACAACAAGTATAAGCAAACTTTTTATAAGGCTAACCCAGCAGAATCAGCAGACGCTGTTAATGTTGAGCAGCCAAGAAGGGAGGAATCCCATAACATGGAGACAAATATGTCAAAAGAAAATAAATCTCCTGAAAGCAACTCAGAGTTCAATCTTGAGGCATTCGCAAAGCAAGTAGCTGCAGATACAGCTGCTGAAATTGCAATGAAACAAGCTGAACAAAAAGCTGCTGAACAGAAGGCTGCAGACGAAGCTGCTCAAAAAGCAACTGACGACGCCGAAGTTCAAAAAGCTGCTGAAGTAGCAGATCAGGAAAAAACTAAAACTATAGTTGAAGCAGGTCTATCAGGAGCTGAAAAGCTAATGAATGACGTGGAATCTAGAGTTAATGAGAACTATTCTAACTTAGAATCAGTTGTTAAATCTCTTGAATCTCAATTAGCTGAGAAATCAGAAGAAATCATGAACATCAGAGAGTCTAAAAGACATTTCTCTGACAGAAATGGTCAAGGCGATTGGAAGAAAACTTTTGAGCAAGATATCGTTGACGCAAAATTTGCTGGTCTAGCGACTGGTAAAGGATGGGACAGTGAAGTTGCTAAAGGCGTGATGGAAAAAGTTAACACTCATTCAGGTGTAAATGTTTCATCAGCTGATTTCGAACAAATCGTTTCAACAAACATAGAAAGAGATATTCAAAATGAATTAGTCTTAGCTCCTCTATTTAGAGAAGTACCAATGACTTCTGCAAACATGATTATCCCAATCTTACCAGATAGCGGTTACGCTGAATTTACTTCAGGGTCTGCTGTAGCAAACGACAATTTAGATATGAGGTCTGCTTCTTATGGTGACGATGCTGGGGTATCTATGGCTGAAAGAACTCTTTCAACTAAAAAACTTATCTCTCAATCATTCCTAGGTAATGAAACTGAAGAAGATGCAATCTTACCAATCCTTCCTTTAATTAGAGAATCAATGGTAAGATCACACGCTAGAGCAATTGAAAACTCAATCCTAGCTGGTGATGATGCTGACGGAGTATTCGGTACTAGTGGAGCTTCTTTCGAAGGTTTACTACACTTAGCAAGAAATGACAGTGACTACACACAATCAGGAACTGCTTTTGCAACTGATAAAATTGTAGCAACTGACTTACTTGAAATGAGAAAGAACATGGGTAAATATGGTGTGAACCCAAGTGAAGTAGTATATATTGTTTCACAAAGATCATACTACGAACTATTAGAAGATGCAGAGTTCCAAGACGCTAACCTAGTTGGCGACATGGCTACTAAGCTTTCTGGTGAAATTGGTCAAGTATTCGGTTCAAGAGTACTATTATGTGACGAGTTTGCTACACCAGCAGTTTCTAAGTTCGGAGCTATCGCTGTTAACCCAAGAAACTATGTAATGCCAAGATTAAGAGGCGTTACTGTAGAATCTGACTACGAAGTTATTAATCAAAGAAGAGTCTTAGTGGCTTCTCAGAGATTAGGATTCACTGACTTAATTGACGGTGCAACTTCTAAATGGGCTTGGATGTACAAAGCTAGCTAATATTAGCACAATACGGTTTCAGGGAGTGTACCTAACACTCCCCCTTTTTAATTATGGCGAATTTAATAACATTACAACAGTATAAAAACTTTGCAGGTCTTACAGGCGTATCTGAAGACGCAAAGATTAATGTTATTATACCAGCCATCAGTCAAGCAGTAAAAACCTACTGCGGGACTAGTTTTGTAGACTATTATTCAAGTGCAAAGACAGAATACTATGACATCAATGATCAGTACACTAATGCAATAATACTCGATGAAAGTCCAATTGTGAGCGTGACTTCAGTTGCCGAAAGGAAGAAGCAATCAGACTCATATACGACACTAATAACAGAAAACTCCGACAGTAGCGGAAAGTATGAATACATAGTAGATGAAGTAGCAGATACTATTTTTAGAACTACTGAATCAGGAGACAAGATGTTTCCACAAGGAAGAAAAGCGGTAAAAGTTGTGTATACTTCAGGGTATGCAGCAACACCGGAAGATTTAAAACTAGCATGTTTTGATTTAACTAAGTATTATTTAAAAGATGAAAGAAAACAAAACTTAACTATTTCAGGTGCACAGATACAAAATCCTGTATCAACAAGTTTAAGAGAGAACATAGGTTTTCCAGACCATATTAAACGTATATTGGATTTTTATAAGATACATAAGTAATGGCTCTTAATATAGTAGAAAGAGATATTAGAGCTGCTGTAGACAGATACTCCGATAGTGAACTAAGAAAGAAAATGGGGCAAACTTATTTACATGATATAAGAATAAGCTCTGAAAATGCAAGTGTAGCATTTCAACAAGGAGTTGTAAATGTTATGGAAGGTATGAAGTTCACTCAAGAAGAGATGAACCAAATAAACCAAAGCTATAATTCAACCTCAAATTGGAAAAATATAGTAAATAAATTATTTGGTCAAATGTCAAGAATGAGTACTGTAGTAGAAACAAACCATGAGATAAGAAGTTTCAGGCAGTTTTATAAACTAGGAGTAGCAAGTAGTAGAGGTATATTTTTATTAAAAGGGTCTACTAAAGATAGAATAATAATTAGACTATATAATAATTCAAGTGAATATAAAGGCACGGGCTTAACTAAGTTTAATAAGGAATTAAGAAAAGTAGCTTGGACTCTTTGGAAGGAAACGTACTTAAAAGGTGTTAATACATCAGAAGGTGCTAAATTACAGAATATAAGTTTAGAGAGTAGATTACCTCCTAAAAGTCCAAAGTCAAAAACAGGAACAAGCGTAGCATCAGCTTTTGGAAGAGGTACTCCTTTTGCACATGATTCTGAAACAGCAGTTGGAACTTTCGGACTAGAAGAATTAGAGCAAGATTTAAGAAGTAACCAAGATTTTACAGCAGCGTTAGGAGCTTTACAGACATATGGAATAAGTGTTGATGTAGTAAAAAGTGTTAAGCAAAGTTTAGATTTGACTTTTGAAAAACAGATAATTGTTATGCCCGATGGAACAGAACAAGAAGTTAGAGTAGTAAAAGGGTCAATTAGAAAACAAGGTAAAGAGCCTGGTGACTGGACAAACATAAAACAAGACATTTTAGGAAGCAAAAGCAATAAGAAAGAGGGAAGTTTAGCAAAGTTTTTAGATAGTGCAAATGCAAAAATAAGAGCATTAGACCCTGCAACTGCTGCAGATGCAGAAGCCAGTGAACCTTACTCAAAAAGAGCAGGTAAAAGAGCTGCAGAAAGGATTGTAAAAGCAGCTTTAAAAGCAGAAGGAGCTAAAAGAACTAAAGGAAAAGCACCTAAGAAAGCAAAACCAGGAACTCAGTCTACTAAAATAAAAATGAGTACAGGCCTTTCTACTGTTGCAAAAGCTCAAATACTTACTATAGCGGGAGGAGCAAAACTAAGTGCTCGAAAAGGCAGAAGTAAGAGTAAGGAAGAGAAAGGCGGAAGTTTAAGTCTACCTAAATTAAGAACAAACATTAATAGATCTTTAGGTGCTGAAATAAGAAGGAATATGGGGAAACCTGCTTTAACGAATAGAACAGGAGAATTTTCAAATAGTGCAGAAGTATTAAATTTAAGAGACACTGGAAGAACAATAACAGGTGAATATACTTATACTTTGACAGGAGGCGGAAAAAGTAGCAATAGGTCTCAAGTATATTCTACGTTTGAGAATTCAGGTAAGTGGCCTTCGGGATATAATCCGAAGCCTTTAATAGCTAAAAGTATACGAAATTTAGCTTTAAGATATACAGAAAGAAAATTTACACTTAGGAGAGTATAATGGCACTTAGAACAAAAAGAAAGAAAATAGCCGAAGCTCTTGTAGGTAAGATAAAAGAAATTGACGGGAATCACCCTTTTAATTCAAATATATTTAACAATGCTGATTCACGTTTAGTATTTTTAGATGAAATTCAACAATACCCCAAAGTATGTGTTGTAGCAGGAGATGAGATAAGACAATATCAACCTGGCGGATTTAAATGGAGATTTATAACAATAACAATTAGGGCATATGTAGAAGATGCAAATGACCCTCAAGAAGTTTTGTCACTATTACTCGAAGATCTCGAAAGAGTAATTGACGATAATGACATACTAGTGTATGACGATACAGTATCGCCAAACCTACAAACAACATCTGCAACTATTACTTCAATAAGTACAGATGAAGGAGTTATCACTCCTTTAGGTATAGGCGAAATGGTAGTCGAAGTACGATATTAGGAAACAGGTAAAGCAGAAAATTCTAGCTAAACCCTTTCCAAAGTAAATATAGGAGATAAGCAAAATGGCTTTAAATCTATCAAGAAATACCTCGGTATTCGTCTCAACTGGTAATGGAGTACACGCAAGTGGTGGTTCAGTATTAAGTGTGGATGGATTCACAGGAGGTTCAGGACATGCTGTAGGAGACGTTATCACTTGTGGAACAACAAGTGGGAGTGGAACAGGGTTAAAAGTAGTTGTAAATGCTGTTAATTCTGGTGCCGTTACTTCCGTAGCACTTATTAATAACTTTAGAGGAACAGCTTTCGTAAATGATGAAACTGCTGCTCAATCAGC